TGCTTGCAAGATAACTTGTGGACCCTTGTAGGAATACTTAATCCAGAGGATGAATGAACGACTTCGAAATAAATATATGGGCTCAGATGATGTTCGATGATGGGAGCATAAGTGCACCCATACGATTAACAGCAGATGTCTATGATGATAATGAACACATCACACGCATCGCCTTACAACTACTTCAATCCGTAAATAGAACCGAAGGTCTTCTGGTAATGTGGGGCGCAGGACAGTTGATACATAGATACTATGTGGCTACTTCTTCTTCGTCCCAGGAGTCAGACCCTTAGGAGTAGGAACCTTCTTCTGCTTCTGACCATCAGAATACGAAGGCATAATACCCACACTCTTAGGAGGCTTAGGACTGATTCTTATAGACTTCTCGTACTTTGCTTTCGGCATGACTATTTCCTTGTTTTAGTCTAGTTTTCCCAGTATCTTCATTTTTGTAAAGCCTTTACTTAAAGGAGTAATCATGAGCAGTCCTAACCCACAAGATCCATTAAGTCCCCTCTATGACTTCATAGATGAGCAGCCAGAAGATGAATACCCAATAACTCCAGACTCATCCCTTTCGAACTTCACGTATCGTCAGTTTGTCCCAGAGTCCATCACGAATACACTTCCTATAGTCGTTACTATCACGGCTCATGGTTTTGAGAATGGACAAGCACTTCGCGCAACCAAATTCATAACCTTCCCCTTTGCGAGCGCTACAGGCATGGAACAACTTAACAACCGTCTTTTCTATGTGCAGCAAGCAACCACAGATACATTTCAACTCTATGACGTTAATGGTCTTCCAATCGATGGGACGATGTACACTCCCTTTATATCGGGTGGGCAATTCACGCTTGCAGGTAACACACCTCTTATAGTCAACCCTTCCCACTTTCCTCCTCCTGGGATTCCTGTGTTTCCTCCGGTGTAGTATCAAATGTGATCTTACTCTCAAACCGGAAGATCTTAATCCACTTAAGCTTATCATTTGCAGGATGCGTTCTACGTATATGATCAGGGATCATTCTATCTGCTGTTTTGTACAACTTCTCAGCAGGATAATCTGGAGGTAATGAAGCAAAGAAGTAGCTAGACCATCCACTCACTCCAAAGGTAACCACACAGTCCTGCTCTGGTTTCTCAACAAACGTCTTCATAACTCAATCCTTATAGGCTTGTTTACAGGTCTATAGTATTCATCCATAATAGATGCATTTACATGCACAGTTCCTATAGGATCACCTAGCTGTTTCTGCGCTTCCCTTATGTCATAAACCCCATAACCTTCATGAATATGGCCACAAACAAATAGTTTAAGGTGATTAAGATGATGACTCACATGTCTGCGCAACAAGGATGTTGAACCATAACGAGTTTCTGCATCGGGACCATCATGCAGTCCCCACATGGGTGAGTGACAAATAAGAATATCTGTATCCTCAGGTATTAAGGAAAACTTACTAGCTAACTCCTCCTCTGTCTCACAAGTGAATGCCATGCAATGAGGGTTCATTCCAGGAAAAGTCTTAGTCCAGGGAGAACCCCAGATCTTTAAGCCTTCAAACTCTGTTCCTGAGTCGCAGAGATATTCAAATCGTTCAAAAGACTTTGTATCTTCTGTTAGCTTGTTATGAAATCTCATACGATAGACCTGAGGTTTTTCTCCCACTAACAATCCGTCATGATTGCCGGCTATGAATATCTTCTTTTTATAAGGCTGCTCGTGTAACCAACAATCAAATGCATCTAACTCTACTTCTCTGTCCCTAGCAGTCAAATCCCCAGCCACAATAAGCAAATCCCCTCCATGTAAAGCGGGTTTACATCCATGTAAATCGCTTATGCAGTCAATGATCATCGCAAATCCCTTGTAAAGTAAATAGTTTACTTGATACACGTAATCATGAACCAAGAAGTAGAAGAACAGATATTTAACGACTTTCCAATGTTATTTCACAATGACTTTAACTCAAGATAAAGCCTTTGAGCTTCTAAGAAGCCAAGAGTGGAGGATGAAAAATCTCTACAAGATCAAGGATAAGGAAGGGGAGATTGTAGACTTTGAGCCTAATTGGGCTCAGAACACACTCCTTCACTCCCATAACCTAAACATCGTCCTTAAGGCTAGACAGCTTGGAATAACCACCTATCATGCTTTACTCTTTCTAGACACCTGTCTATTCCAACCCAACACAAACGCTGCGATTGTTGCGGATAGCAAACCCATCGCTAGAGAGATATTCATCGACAAGGTGAAGTTTGCTTATGACAACCTACCGCAGTTCGTTAGAGACATGTGTCATGCATATCGCGATAACGTCCATGAGATGCGCTTTGCAAACGGTAGCGTCTTCCGTGTCGCGACGAGTCTGCGTGGTGGTACTCTCCAATTCCTGCATATCACCGAGTTTGCCAAGATCTGTCAGGACAATCCTACTAAAGCTAACGAGATTATCTCAGGTGCACTCAATGCCGTACAAGCGGGGCAGTTCGTTTGCATCGAATCTACGGCACGCGGCAGAGAAGGCCACTTTTACAATCTATGCAAGGGAGCCCAAGAATTACAAGATCTCGGTACTCCTTTAGGAACACTTGACTGGAAACTATGGTTCTTCCCTTGGTGGCAACATCCAGACTATGTTCTGGATTCAAGAAATGTATTGATAAGTAAAGAGATGGAAGAGTATTTTCAGGTATTAGAAAGCAAAGACATTATTTTAACTCAAGAACAGAAAGCCTGGTATGTAAAGAAGATGCAGACACAGGGCGAATACATGAAGCGGGAATACCCATCCACTCCCGAAGAAAGCTTTGAGGCTGCAAACGAAGGCTTCTACTTCGCTAAGATGATGTCGCTAGCTAGACAAGAACGTCGCATATGTCATGTACCTTATGACGAGGCTGCAAAGACTTATACCTCATGGGATATAGGCATAGGAGACATGAACGCTATATGGGTCTTCCAGATAGTAGGTAAAGAAGTTCACTTCATAGACTACTACGAAAATAGCGATGAACCTCTAACTCACTATGTGAACTGGCTTAAGAAGAAACCCTACATCTTCGAGAAGCACTTTATGCCTCACGACGCTGCTTCTAGGTCTTTGCAAACAGGAAAGAGCTTAGTAGACATAGCACGAGGTATGGGACTAAAGATTGATGTGCTTCCCAGAGACTCTAACGAGATGTTCGGTATCGAATGCCTGCGCAATATGCTCAACCGCTTCTTCTTTGATCAGACCAAATGCGAGAAAGGCATCAAAGCTGTCGAAAGCTTCCGTAAGGAATGGAACGAGAAGCTCGGGTGCTATAGAGAGAAAAGTTATCATGACTGGGCTTCTCACGGCTCTAAAGCGTTGATTTACGCTGCAGAAGCCGTGCAGAAGACTTCTTCAGGTGCAGGAATGACTGCTGAAGAATGGAATAGATTACGAAGAGAGTGGATCTAAAAAAATTTGCCTACGGTGTCAAGTTATTTTTTTAGACTTGCGCTTACCTTTAGCATTACGGGTGCGATAAACACCCCCACAAACATAACCACAAGTTAGTGTTTTATGATACTTGTTAACACGAAAAGTCTTCCCACAAGCTGCACAAGATCGATCAATCAAGTCGTCTCCTCTTGCTCTACGCGCCGCTTGCTCACAGTTGTTGTCGCAGTATTTAGCTCGATCAATTTGCTTGGCTTGAAACTCTTTTCCACAGTGGAGGCAAGTTAAGGTATGAACCTTTCTATTCTTCCACAGAGTTTTAGACTTTTCTCCAAGAAAGAGACGTCCCTTTTTAGTTTTATGCCATCTATGAATCTTTTCCGAGTTTTGACTCATATGAAGAGAAAGATGTTCAGGATGACTAATGCATTCCAAGTTGTCGATGGTGTTATTGAGTTTATTCCCATCTTTATGATGAATATCAAAACCTTTTGGAATAGGTCCCTTATGAATCTCCCAGATGATTCTGTGGAGTCTAATGCCTTTCATATGCATATACCCACTCTTATCAACTTTAAACGCTTTTCCACCAAAAATCAAAGCCATAATTTACCACCTTTATATGAAGCATATTATAGATCTAAATGTGCTTATTCTCAAGGAGAGAGTTATGACTGAATTTTCATCTGGAGGAAGTGATAAGGTTGCCCAGTTTTCTAGTTTTTTTTATGATGCTTACCGAACCTGGGGCGTATTTTATTCGCAGGCTTACCGCGACCTACGTGCGTATGCGGGTGATAACTGGACTAACCTAGAGAAGACCAAGCTAGAACGTCAGAATAGGATGATTCTAGAGCTTAACAAGATTAGAAGGGTAGTCAACCTATACTCTGGTTATGAAAGAGAGAACCGTACTGCTACGGTATGCACTCCTGTTGAGGGTTCTGATGCTAAGACAGCAGACCAATTCTCTGACATCATGTACTACGTGTATGATAAGGCTAATGCAGACTACATCGTATCAGAAGCTTTCGAGCATTCCCTAAAGACAGGGCTTGCCATCATCGGCATCTACATGGATTACTCCAAAGACAAGGTCAATGGGGATATCAAGATGTATTGGAAGCCTTTCAATGCATTGATGCTCGACCCTTACTTCACCAAGCGTGACCTGTCGGACTGTGACCAAGCCTCTACAAGAGACTTGCTGTCTAAAGAGCAAATCAAATCCTTGTTGCCATGGATTGACCCTGCAATTATCGATCAACTACCCACAGGGATTAGAGACAACAAGTATCAATACCTAGGGATCTATAGGCAATACAACTCTACCTACATCGCTAAGAACCTCTGCACCTATGACCAATACTGGAAACGCATCAACAAGCCTCAGAAATACCTAGTCGATATGGAGACAGGAGTTACTGAAGAATGGGATGGTGATCGCGAGGAAGAGAAGAAGTTAAAGGAACTCCTCAAGCAAACACCTAGGCTTCAACTTATCCACTCTCACAAGCGTACTATTGAGCTAAACATCATCGTCTCTGGTCAGCTCATGTACACAGGGCCTGATCCTACAGGACTAGATGACTATCCATTCGTTCCAGTCCTTATGTATCATGAGCCTCTCATAGACACATATGAGCTCAAGATACAGGGGATAGTAAGGTCTATCCGTGATGCACAAAGGCAATACAACAGACGTCACTCACAAATCATCGACTTGATGGAATCCATCATCAACTCAGGATGGATTACTAAGAATGGTGCAGTCCTAGATCCTGCTATGCTTATGCAAGCAGGACAAGGGAAACAGATCGTTATCAATGAAGGTTATGATGTTAATGCAGACGTTCGGGAGATTTCTGCTCCTAATATTCCTGCTGGGTATCTCCAGTATCAAGACATTATGGATAAGAACATCATGGAGATCCCTGGCGCTTCTGATGAGCTGCTCGGTCTTTCTTCTGTTGGTGATAGCCAAGTGTCAGGGAAGCTCGCCGAAGTTAGAGCCTCAAATGGCCTCAAAGGAAATAGAGGAATCTTCGATAACCTGGAACAAACAAAGAAGTACTTAGGGAAGCTAGTAATTCAATGCATCCAGAAGAACTACTCCCCAGGAAAGATCGAACGTATCATAGGCGAGATACCAACAGAAGAGTTCTTCTCAGGTCAGTTCGAAGAATATGACTGCGCTATCAAGCAAGCAGTAAAGACTGCAACACAACGCGAAGCCTACTACTACCAACTCCTTCAACTCATAGCGATGGGAGCTCCTATTCCTTGGGATCAAGTCCTTCAAGTTGCGCCATTACAAGGCTCTACCAAGCTGCATGAGATCTTGGCTCAACAACAAGAACAACAAGCAGCGGCAGCACAAGCAGAACAAGAAGCAATGCAGATGCAGAAGATGCTTGATATGGCAGCAGTCAATCAGTCAACAGCCCTCGCAGAAGAGAGAAGAGCTAGAGTTTTGGCCGACATCGGCCTGGCAAAAGAACGCGAATCAGAAGTGGTCCAGAATCATGCTAAAGCATTCTTGGATAATGCCAAGACGATTGCGCAGATTCAAGACATACCGAACAAGCGCATGATCGAAGTTCTAGAGCTAGCTGCAACAATGAAGCAGCAGGATAGGCAGGCGGCAGAAGCCGAATTGCAGAAGGATATGAAACGGGCACAGTCCCTTAAACAATAGGTAAGCAAATGGCTAAAGGTACATCAACATCTAATCAGATGATGCCTCGCATGGAGACATATGGTGGACAGAATAACCCAGGTTATAACCCACCAACAGGTTCAGCAGGCGCAAAAGCATTTGGTCTGTACAGCACCAAGAACAACCCCTTAAGCACACCAAAGAAAGGATCTTCTATTGGTCCTGGCTATGGTAACTCTGATCGGATGAAAGCGATGAGTGCGAAAGACGAAGAAGCACGGAAAGAGAGCCTAAGAGGCCAACCATGCTAATCACTTCCCCAGAAGTCGCAATGCAACAGCATGTAGAAGCAAGAGAGGGTATCACAAACCACTTCAACTACCTGCTGGAAAAGATCCTCAATGAGAATGCTCATAAGGATAAGTATTGGATTCTGGGGAAGACAAAGATCGAAAGGAAGAATGGTAAAGATATCGTTAAGCCTTTCCTACAGGCTTGCGATGAGAAACCAGGAATTATCAAAGAGAGCTTCGTCTATGAAGTGGACAATAGACGCGGCGTC